GCCGATAACCGACGATTCATACGAATTAGCAACGCAGCAGGTGAGAGTGTTATCGCTTCGTATGAATCAATAAGTTCAGATGTGTTTAACGACCTTGTTGGTGATATTGACTTCACTCAATTTATGGCTGATAATTTTGCTGTTGGTGCATTGACCATTACACCGTCATACTATGTCCCTGCTGGTAGTGCTCGTATATTCGCTGCACGCCGACTGCGTGACCATGCCGAGGTAAGCGGTAACAGCCCTGACATGGCTCATACTCTCTACTTCGACGGCGATGCTCAAACAACCATACACTCACGATACAGTAAGCCACAACTTACTCCAATGCCTATACCTCGTATGGGTCATCACTTCGTCAATGCAACAATGCCAATGATGCCGGGTCACTGGGCGCACCCAGCCTATCAAGGACTATACGAGAAAGCAAACAGCGACAAATTAGCGTTACTACCTGACGAAGATTATACGACACTGGCTGACAACTTGGTCGAGGTAGACGGCACAACGAACAATCAGACTTCTATTCCTACAGCAGTTACAGACAGGATATTCCCACTCAACCCAGCGCTCAGAGTAGGTTCACTCACAGCCAACCCATCAGGCCCAAGCGACATTCACGGTGGTGCATTTACGTTGATGTTTGAGACGAAAATCAAGTATGACGGCTATGGTATACTCGCATCAAAAGGCACTGCTGGTGACATGAACAAGGCTGGTGGACACTCAATTGTCCTTGAGGCTGGTGGTAACTATACGCAGGCTAACCACTTCCCTGACCCTGCTGAAGTTGGTGCATATCAAATCGTTATCCAACCAAACCTACGCTCGCAACAGGTTACTGGATTCCATCGCAACAACGCTGATGCTACAGGTTTACCAACTGCTGGCACAGAACTATCGGGTCTTACCAGTCAGCAAGTCAATCTTGTTATCGGTATCAAATACGACGAAGAGCGACACTCAAGCCTGACAGACAATGCTAACATCGGTGGTGTCACGCTTATTCTTGCTGAGGCTACGCTGGCTGACGTAAGAGGTTGTGAGATATTCTTGAACGAGGTCATCCTTGACCACGACCCTGACCACGGTAGTCAGTTGGCTAACATTCCACCGATGTTGCTTTATAACCCATTGGGAGTTCAAGGGTCGGAGAGTCCTTCGTTTACACGGCGAGGTCATCCGTATCATCCAACAACTCCTGAGATAGAGTTCAAAGATGCTACACCGGGCTTTACCACGAACATACCGTGGTGGAGTATTATGCATCAAGGCACTCCGTCTGACGCATCGGCTGTTGGTTTCAGACATCTCGCTCTGTATCGTATCGACAACTACTACCAGTTCTGTCGAGCAAGTTACGGTGCAGTCGCTGCTCAATTGACATTGGCTGGCTATCCAAGCATTTATCCTGACATCTATTCCAAGATTATGGAGAACGTAAGCCTCGCTCCTACATGTAAGGTCGTTGGAGCACATTCTTCAGCGACTGCCATACAAGTTGATGATGCTTCCCTGTTCCCTGAAATACCGTATTACGGACAAAAACTGCAATACATTGACCCTTCTACGGGTAAAACTGTGTCGTTTAGTTACACAACTCGGCAAGGCTTGAGTCACAGTTCAGCGACGATGAATGAGCCTGATGTGTTCCATTTACCAACAGGAGTCACCATAGCCGATGGCACAAAACTGACGTTGAGTAAACCGTATTCTACAAAATCTGTAAACGAGATTTTCAACAACGACAGCGAGAGTGTATTGACCAAAAATCTTGGTCAGTTGCTTACAGGAACGAGAGATACGAACAGTCTTTTCCTAACCGACGCATATCTGTGTGCTTGGAGTCCCAACTTGGGTCGGCCTCACACATTCTATTCAGATGCCAGCCGAACTTGGATTACAAACGGTGTCAATCACACCTCAGACAGAGCCGTTGATAACGCTGCATACAACAGTATGCCACAGCACTTTGAGACAATTCACTATCAAGATGTCAATTACGCAGCGAGTCATGGCCCACTTACGTTACGAATGAAAACACCAGTGCCTCCTAAGCCGCTTACTGGCACTGTCAGTTCGGTTGCGACTACAACTGTTACCGTTATCACAATGAGTGACACGGTTACTGGCGTAAGTAACGGAGATGTTTTGTTTGCTAAGGGTCGAGTTCTCGGTAGAGTAAACGGTGTTAGCGGTGCTGACATTACGCTCTACACCAAGATATTTGAGAGCAATCTTGTATCAGGCGATAAGGTTTATCTTGACGGTGATGGCGAAGTCTTGAGTGGCTCAGACATCAATGCTATCAGTGGTTTATCACCTCAAAGTGGCACTTTTATGCTTTCAAACTACTGGCCGTGTGGTAGTCGTGGTGGCCCACTCGTTAGTCGATTAGATGGCTACGCTGCTGCTGCTGCTGCATGGCACTTACCGCAAAGTTACACACACAATGGTGGGATTCATTGGGAAGACGATGATGATGGTAGTTATCCAACTGTTTCTAACGGTGTAAGCACTGGCTCACTCAGCGCTCTACGCACATATCCATTTGGTTATCGCTTTGGACTACGACAGGCTTGGAACAGACCTCAGTGGGGTCACTATGGTATGCGAGCATTCCAAGAACAAGCCACTCACTCAGGTGCAAGCAATCTTGCTGTTGGCTACAAAGCAGGGCCACTGACTGAGTATGAGAGTATATCAAGTAACGGGTGGCTTTACGCTGGCGGAGACAGCACGCAAAGCAACACCAACCTACCAACTACCTACGTTGGTATTCTTGAGCGTAGCACAACGGCTGCTGGTATGTTGAATGCTGACAAATACGAATGGCAAGTGCGCTACAGCGATGGACGACGAATGACGAGAGGGTTTGGGTGTGCTTTACGCACTTTGCGAAACTCCAGCACAGTCATACGAGATTGGTGGGGCGATTCCGCTGGTATGGGAATGTTGTATTACAAAGACGCTGTATCGTATTATCTCATTGACTGGTGGGGTAACACTCGTGGTGAGGATGTCCGTCGCTTCCCAGTGCGAAGTTTTGGTATCAATCCGTCTTGGGATGCTGGAGACGCATACGAGTATGATAGGGTTAATGACCCCAGCCGCACACCATTTGAGCGAGTTTGGAACAATGGCAAGCCTATCTTCAATTTGAAGGGTATCGTTGATTTCAGCAACGGTAACGTGCTTTCATCTCCAACGGCCACGATACCTCGCTTTGGTGGTAGAAAGAACACTGGTAACAACAACACAGATACTACGTTGGTCGATGTGTTTGCTCCTACCAATGCGCTACGAGTAGGAGACATGGGTAACGGACGTGGTGTGCGATTCCCAACACAATTCAATGAAGACAGATTGGTTGAACTCAGCGCAGTATACCAAAACTCAGGTGTGGTGTTATCAAGCAACACTGCTGAACCTACATTCGGTCAAGGTTTGATTCGACCAAGAAACGACGCACTACAACCAAGTGAAATCGTCAGAGGTATCAGTGCTCGATTGGAGGTTGATGAAGATGGGTTGCTCAAACCTGAAGCAACGGTTAGCGACAAGGTAGAATCCATTAGCGGAACATCGGTTCACAAGGATGCTGTTTCTCGCTCGTCACCACGAATCGGTATTGACGGAGACACCATAGAATCCTTGACTGGTAGCAACGCCAACATGGTAGCCATCAACTCAGAAGCACACAGCCTACACACCAACAGAGGTGTGGGTCAGAGAGTTGTGTTGCATGGTGGTATGCAGTCAGGTTCTCAGACGCTTGGTGACTACGACTTGACATCCTTGTCCTTCGCTGCTCAGCCTCATGGTGGTGTAATGCGATTTAGTCACACGAGTAATTTCAAGCCTATGGGTGGGACTTACATCTTAGAGGCTCGCAGTTTCGCCAGCCCATTCGATGATACAGGCTGGGGACGAAGTGGTATGAGTGGCACAAAGACAAGCAACCCATACCAAACAACGAGTTCTGTAGCCAGTCAGACAAACATGACTGACGATGCAATTCAGTTTATGCTACGACCTATACGACTTCTTGACAACCAGCATATCGCTGTATTTAGACCAGCATTGGCTTTGCACACCGATAGTAAGCAAAACGGTAGCACTGCGTTTACAGCCACCGCTGGTGGTAAGTATGGGTTGTTTACTTACTCGACTCCAAACGGTAGAGCAAGCAGTGGGTCATACATGCGTGCTACCAACCCTGACACATCAGCACCATACCAACCAGTGTATCTCGTTGAAAGCAGTAGCGACACTGTGCCAGTATCGAAAGGGCCAAAGTTACCGGGAACAGAGGTTACTGGCTTTGATAAAACAACACTGAAGAGCACTGTTACTCGACTTATCATCAGTGAAAACACACTACAGCACTTCAAGAGCGATGCTCCAAGAAGAACTGGTGAGAGTAAGGACTACACCGTCAAACCAAGATTCAGTCAATCGTTGCACAGCAAGGGACATAAAGAGGATGTATCGTTCAATACATCAGACCACAGTGGTGATGCATGATGGGTTTACTCAAGGACAAACGAGCAACAGCCGACACGGATGTTGTGATGAAAGCAGTGCGTAAACCAAAGTTCGTGGACAACGCCCTTCATCTTGGTGAGTATACACCACAGAAGAACTTGGAGAAGAAGGTCACGGTGAGGCAACGCAAGACCACCACCTATGCTGTCTCTACACCACACACTTACACCATGACAGAACTACAGGATTCTGTTATCCTAAAACACACAGGCACGCATGGGCGAAACTACGAAGGTTCTGTGGTCTACTTGGGTTCAAGCATTACCAGTGACAGTGACAAAAACAAACCAGTGTTGCTTTATGGTAAAGGTGCTGAAAGTGAGCGACTGCGAACATCATCGGTTCTCAATAGCGGAACAGGAACTACATTCGCTCTAAGGAACATGAAGGGTAAGACACTCGATGGCGTTGGCTTTTCTCAGAGGCAAGCACACTTTGGACAACCAATTGATGCTGGCTTAAGAACAACAGACTTGGCAATACGCATCAGTAGAGACATCGCTGATTCTCTTACGTCCGTGAACATCGCACTACCATTGAGTCCGAGTAACTCCCAAGTCGATAGAAGGCTACACAGCAACAGTTTCGTCGGCGTAGACTTTCACGGTATCACACTTGTTGATGCTCTACGGTTCATTAGTCGCCATGATGGTCGAGTCATCCACTTTGACAGGTTTGGTAACTTGCTTTACGTTCCGTTCCAGTTTGAAGAGAAGAGTCGATTTATCGACCATAACGCTCGCACTGGCCCTGCTGTCAATAACCCAATTGAGAACATATCGAACAGGGTCATCGTAGAGGGTCTACCAACGGCTGTAAACGATACCGCCTTTGCTGAGGTAAACAACTCAGAGAAGCAGTCAGGTCGGGCTGGTGAAGTGTTAGAAGAGCCACAGGTTGTCGGTGACTTCACTGTGCGAAGCAACGAGCAAGCAAGAGAGATAGGTCGTAACATATTGAAGGCCAATGCAGTCATGCTTGGTAATCTCACAAGCGCTGGTCACCCTAACAGTTGGGATTTGAGGCCGGGTATGATTATCGAGTATGACGGACAAAGAAAAATCTTAGTCGAGGTAAGACACAGATTATCTCAGAACATCGCTGACCTTGTATTCTTGAGCGTAGAAGGTGGTATCGAAGGTGTGCTGCAAGGCATTCTTGAAGGCACAAAGAACACTGGCGAGCAAGACGATACTATTGAACAGATTCTTGAGAAGAATATGGCTCTGTTTGGTGACATTGAGATTGTCTCAGTTGTCATAACAGAAGTTGTTGGACACGGTGTTTCAGGCGATGGTTTCATCATAGGACGAGGTATGGGTAGGGGTGTCGTAGGTAAAAGCGGTGACAAAGAAGTCGTAGGCGGTAGCAAAACTGCAAGATTTACAGAAAGAGGTGAGTAAATGCCAGTATCAAATCATGTAAGACGGTTGTTGATTGAGACAATTGCTGATAACATCAATGAGATGGTCATTGGTTTCGACGGTAACCCTGCTACAAAAAGCGATGGCGCTGCTGGTAGACCTGCTAAAGTTATCAATCCCACAGTGCGTATCGTGAGCGATTCTTCACTACTGGTCGAGGGATTCTTAGACGCATCGCATTCCTTCAACGAGTCACTCAAAGAAGTCTTTATTCAATTTAGAGGCGCACTCAATACTATTCCAATAGCGAGACACACTATAGCATCGTTTACGAAAACAACATCTAACGAGATACGAATACAGATACTCATTGAGGTGAAATAATGGCAGACAATCCAATATCAGGACATACAGCAGGGGCAAACGACGGACTACGAGACGGTGACCACATCCTATCTCCGTCGCTAACGAACATCTACGAAGGACTACACGGCAACGGTGTGCTCAATGCACATGATACAGCCTTTGGTAGTAGCGACAGAAACACACCAGCGAGTCTACCCGGTGCTGTATCGAGTTCTGTTGCTCATCAAGTCGTTGTCAAGGCTTGTAGTGTTATTCTTGATGGTGTGCCTTACACCATTGACAACGGCTCAGGTGGCGACGTTACACTGAATTTGACATCGACAGGTAATAATCTGACAAACACAACCACTGTTGCTTTGACATCAGGACAAGAGTGTCTATTCGTCATTGTAGCCACTTCACAAGGAGCAAAATTCATTCAAACCACACCCGTCACAACCGCCGCTGGTGCTTACTCAGACATATCAGGTTCAATTGCTGACAGTTATTTGAAAATGACCAATAACGGCCCATCAAACAACAGACAAACTGTGGTCTTGGCTACCATCAGGGCTACGTTCAACGGTAGTGCCGCTGTTGCAAACGACCTTAACCTCACACTGTCTGAAATCAACGACAAGCGAGTCTTTGTCCGACCCTCACCGTTCTATTTGTCTCCCGTAACTACGGGTGCGGTAGGCTCGACAGACCACTTGAACACACATACCGCTTTGGAAGACATTCACGGCACTGGTGAAGAAGGAGACTTCGGTAGTAACGGTGTGCTATGGCTGTCGTATAACGAGGATGACAACCTACCAAACCTCTACTTCAGTGCTAAGGATGGGTCAAACCGTCACACACATTTGCTTGGCCCGAATCGTATCAAGACAATCACAGCATCATCAGGAACAGTAACCTTTGATTTTGACGAGGCTCAGGTGTTTGAATGCAACGCAGGTGGTGCAATCAATCTCAATCCAGCGGCATCAGGATTCCCACCGGGTCATACAGTTATCGTCAGTGTGCCGAGTGGTAGTGCTGTAACCTTTGATAGCGGTGGGTTGGGTGCTGCTTTGACTGCTGGTGATGCTGCTTTATTTGTATACAACGGAACTGCTTGGAAGCGAATCATGGTGAGCGCTACAACAACCAGTAACGCAAGCGGTGCTGTCGGCTTGATTCAGTTCTCTGACGGTGCTGGTAATCACAACAGCGATGCTAAGTTGTTTTGGACTGCTGGTTCGTCTACACTCACTGTCAATGGTAAATTGACTGTTACAGGACTGATTGACCCTACTGGGCTTGAACTCACACCAGTGGGCGCTAATCCCGGTGGAACTGCCGCCAACACGCTTTGGATGGACACTGGTGCATCTAATGCTTTGAAGCATGGAGCAAACACGGTTCTTAACTCAGCATCGAGCGTTGCTGATTTGAGCGATGTAACAGCGGCAGGTTCGGGTTCAATCATATCTACAGCCGAGCGCACAAAACTCACAGGTATTGCGACTTCAGCCGATGTTACTGATGCAACAAACGTCAATGCCGCTATTGCTGGTCACACTTACACAGCGGCGACAGTCGCTGCCAACGACAAGGTGCTGATACAAGACACGGATGATAGCAACAATATCAAGACGGTTACTGC